TCGCAAACGCCTGCAGACGGTTGTTGCCGTCATACACGGTCTGCTCGCCGAGATCCTCATGCATGAGGCCAGCCGTGCTGCCCTTCGGGAACGGGCAGTAAACGGTATTGTCGCCCCAGACCACGAGGTAGACCGAGGTGTTGTCGCTGCCGGTGCCGCCACCCTCAATGATGTTCTGGCCGATGCCGGAACCACCAGGAGTGGTGGAGTAACGAGCAGCCAGACCGAGGAACGACTTCGGCTCGATGGCAGGGTTGCCATAGAACAGGGTCGTGGCCTGGGTCTGGTTCATGGCCTCAAGGAAGGCCACGTCCTCGGACAGACGGAACTGCGCGGTGTTGCCGTTCAGCATCGCCAGATCCTTGTCCACCTCGCTGCGAGCCTCGAGGATTCCACAAGCCTCGTCCACCTGCGCGGTGGTCGAACGGCTGTTCGGAATGCCCTGGTTCAGCGCACGCCAGTAGACGGCGGGCAGACCAGTTCGGATCACGACGCGCTCGCCGGTGGGCAGGTTGCCCTCCTTGAACACGCAATCCTCGAGGATCTCATTGCTCTGGGACAGCAGTTCCGCGATGACCGGCACGCGGCCCTCGGGATCGGTTCGCTTGGCCCAATCGGCCAGCGTCAGGTTGTTGGAAGTAAGCACTGCCATTGGAAATTCCCTTTCGTGGAATTAGGTGTTGGTTGAGTACAGAGCATCGGCCAAATCACTAAAGGTCTTCGGGCCACTCTTGGCCTGTCCGACGCTTCCGGTGACGATCCGATCCTCACTGATTGCCTTGCCTGCGCGGTACATGAACCGGATCACTTCCGGGTGATCGCCCAGGCCCGACGTGTTGAGCAGCGTGCGAAGTTCGGACGTGCCGAACGTGTCAAGAGCCTTCTTTGCGGTGGACAGGTTCTCGGCCAGCTTCTCGCCGCCGAACTCCTGGTCAGCCTTGGCTGACGCAACCCACTCGCCACGAATGGCCTTGACCTGCGATTCTTGACGGCTTGCCAGCGTTGGGCCCATCCGGTCGAGAATCTTCTGCGCGGCATCCTGCGTCAGGTTCAATTCGCGGGCAACCTCGGAGAAGTTCTTGACTACCTCCGAGTCGAACTCGCGGCCTTCTGGCGCCTTGAATTCGTACTTCTCTGGAGCCTGCGGCGCTTCGGCCTTGGGCTCCGTCTTGTTGTCCGCAGCCTTGTTCTCCGTGGCCGGCTCGGCGGCTGGAGAGTCCTTCGGCGCAGTTGCCTTCTGCCCATCACCATAAAGCGCCTCTGCCGTCGCAGTGGTGCTTTCCGGTGCCGAAGATGCTTGGGAGCCGTTAGTTGGAGTTGCGGCTTCCATCATCGTTGGTTCGTTCATCTGCTGTCTGCTCCTTCATCATGGTTGGATACAGTTCAGGGCACTGCGAATGGATCAGGGCCAGAATGCGGAGCCCGTAGTTCCTGTGACCTTCGGCGAATGACATGGTCATTGCGTTGGTGTTGAACGACGAACGGAACACTCCTGCCTGATCCAGAAGCCGCCAAATGACGCGGCGGCCTCGCTTGTTGCCCATGAGCCACTTGATGTCCGCCTCTTCATTCTCCCGAGCCAGCCGTTCGCGCAGTTCGCGGTCTGCTTTGCTGCGTTCATGGCTGCGCAGGTCAAGCGGGTCGTAGTTGCTCACGGGTGGGACATTATGGAATTACACATTCCATACGGGCACCGTCAAAGTTCAAGTGCGGACGGCGAACCGTATCCGCTGAACATGTTCATCACGTCAGTCAAGGCATTGGGCTCGCCGGCGGTCGGTGCCTGCGCCAGGTTCTTCGCAGTCTGCGACTGCTGCTGCAACACGGCGGCCTGCTCCTTGGCAGCCATCGCCTGATTGCGGGCCTGACGCACCATAGCCACGTCCTTGTCGGCCACGATCAGGGACGGATCGACGCCAAGCATATCGGCGTAGATGTCGGCCCATTGATCGCTGTCGAACTTGTCCAAAATGTCCGGCTTCATCGTGGCAATCTGGCCGAGGTTGCCGACGAACCGATCCACGGCGTTCGTGCCGATTGCACGCTGGGCCTGCGCCAGCATGGACACGAACTCCACGTTCAGATCCATGCCCATTAGTTCCTGCGGCGGAGGTGGAACGGCACCACTCGAGATCATGCGATTGAACGTGATGTCAACCAGCGGGTCGAGCAGTTCGTTGTGCAGACGCTCGAGCACTGGGCCCAGCATCAAGAGTTTTTCCTCATGTCGCTCGGCGACCTCGGTTGCGGTCATGCGGGTGTAGGGTGCATTTGCAAGCATGAGGAACAGGTCTGCGTAGAACGATCCACGGACGCGCTCACGCACGTCCTGGATATCGGCCAGCAGGTATTGCAGGTTCAGGTTCACCTCGAACGCGGTCTTGATGCCCATGCTGGCACCGTCCACGAACGAGATGCCGCCGGGCAGCGTTTCCACGTCCCGGTTCTTCATGCTCGTCGGCACCTGAAGCGGTGGCTTGGTCTGGTAGTCGATGGCCTGCGCCTTGCGAAGCTGCTCGTGCTGGAGCTGCTTCACGTCGCCGAGCGCCTCCATGCCTGGGCTGTTACCGTAGATGTCGCCGCCGGCGGTGGCCCAACGCGGCACCAAGCATGGGAAATACTGGAATCCGCTCTCGCGCAGGAACACGCCATCCTCGCCGCCGACCTCGAAGTAGAACGAGCCGAACGGCATGTTCTTGCTGTCCTTCTTGGTCATGTCCCGGTCTGCTCGAGGCTCAATCGCATGGATGACAGGAACCCACTGGTCAAGCGTGCCGGTGTCGTACATGTTCTGCACGCTGGTCGAGCAGTTGTCGTAGCCGAACTCCTTGACCATCTGCGACACGGTCATCTCGAACTCTCGGTAGAGCGTGCAGACGCGGCCCTGCGCGTCAGTCGAAACGCAATACTCGCCGCAGGTCAGCGGATAGTGATGGATGACCCGGTTGAAGTCCGGCATGATGATCGTGGCCGCCGTGCCGAACGCACCAAGTTCCTCGTAAATCTGGTGCAGCGAGCGGTAGGTGTTCGACTTCTGGAACACCAACTGCATGCGCCTGGTGACATCGTCAAGCCACAACTTCACCGGCTGGTACGAGTTCAGTTCAGGGTCTGGCGTCGCCAGCCGGAACCATTGCCGAGCCGGACTGGTCGCGCCGGCCATCATGCCAGCGCCGAGCGTGCGGAGCGACCGCGTGCCGGTGTTGTCGTAGATGTTGTTGTGGCGACGCCAGCCACGGTCGCGATCCTGTCGGAAGTAACGTCCGTTTCGCGGCAGCAGGTATGACGTGATCTCCTGCCAGTGCGCGAACCAAGATGCGCGCTCGGACTTGAGCTGGCCCCAGCGAGTGAACAGGCGCTCGCGCTGCGGAGCGTTCTTGTAACTGCGGTTGTCGCCGGGATATTCGCTCATGTGTTAGCCGCCGAGAAGGGATGACCGACCAAGTTGCAGATCCTGCGGGTTGACGCCCATCGGCCCAGTCAGCATGGTGCTGGATGGACCGCCCTGCGCGCTTTCCTGCGCCGCCTGCATGATGCCGCCGACCGCAGGCTCAATTCGATTGGCTGCTGCCATCGCCTGACGCGACAATCGCGTTTGACTTTGCGCCTGCTTTGCGGCTTGCGCCTGGGCGGACTCCTGCTTGCGCATGGCCTCTTCCTGCGTCTTCTTGCCCTGCTCGCCGGATGAAATTGCATATCCAGTTCCAGCCGCAGCAATACTAGCCGCGATTCCTGCGATAACTTCTGCGACTCCCATATCAGATCTCCTTCATCATCACGATATCTGCTGGTCGGTATCCGTGCCGTGCCATTGATTCGTGCAACTTGGTTCCTGCTCGAGTATGCCAAAGCACGCGACACGCGCCACGCGCTTTGGCCTCACGCTCTGCCATACGAATCATGCGACCGCCAGTGATGCCTCGATACTTCGGCAACACGAATAGCGCATCGTTTGACGCCATGATGACGGATGGATTGTGCATGGTCGGCGCAATTATCAT